GATTATATTTTCTTAAATAGAAAACAGTTTATACAAACAATATAAACATATTATTCTAAATATTATTAGCTACAATTATTTCAAAATGAGTTTTTTTAGAAACCGAGGTGCTTACTTCAATAACAATAATAACAATAATAATAGTAATAATAGTAATAATAAAAACAATGTTGTTGAAATGCCTAAAAATATAAACACCTATTTGGGGCAAAAAGGCTACACTATTTTAAAAAGTGATTTGTCTGCTAGTCAACAGCAATATATTAAAGAACAACTGTTAATCAAACCTTGTACACCTGGCGCACCTATTGCTATCGATAAATCTTTTCCTGCTTATCGTGAATCGGATAAGAAACTTTATTTACCCCGCTATTATGGTATACAACTTTTTGGTTCACCAAAAGAAACTAAGATAACTGAAGGTGATGATATAGCATTAGAGTTTCAAGGGTCTCTACGTGAATATCAAAAACCAGTAATTGAAAAATATATTCAGCATGTATCTAATGGAGGCGGTGGCCTATTAGAACTCTTCTGTGGGTGGGGTAAGAGCGATTCTACATTGTATGTAATTGGACGTTTAAAGAAAAAAACATTAATTATTGTTCATAAGGAGTTTTTAATGAATCAATGGATTGAACGAATTAATAAATATTATCCAAATGCTAAAATTGGCAAAATACAAGGTCAAATTATAGACATTGAAGGTAAGGATATTGTCCTCGGTATGCTTCAGTCACTTTCAATGAAAGACTATCCAGCATCATTATTTGATAGCTTTGGATTTACAATTATTGATGAAGTTCATCATATTTCATCTGAGGTATTCTCGTGTGCGCTTTTCAAACTGGTAACCAAATATATGCTAGGACTTAGCGCAACAATGGAGCGCAGTGACGGCACCACTCGGGTATTCAAGATGTTTCTAGGTGATGTTGTGTATAAGCAAGAACGTAGCAAAGATGAAGAAGTGATTGTAAGAGGCATTACATATCAAACCAATGATGATGAATATAATGAACTCGAATTGGACTTCAGAGGCAAACCAGCTGCGTCCAAAATGTTGAGCAAAATATGTAACTACAATCGCCGTTCAGAGTTCATATTAAAGGTCCTTGATGATATGATAAAGGAAAATCCAAAACAGCAAATTATGATTATAGCATCTTATCGCAACATTCTCAACTACTTCTATGAAGCAATAAATCACAAACAAATAGCGACAGTTGGGTTTTATGTAGGTGGAATGAAGGAGTCAGCATTGAAGCTAACCGAGGAAAAACAGGTGGTCTTAGCAACATATAGTATGGCAGCAGAGGGTCTCGATATTAAGACTCTAACTACACTTATAATGGCTACACCAATGACCAAAATAGAGCAATCTGTTGGCAGAATATTGCGCCAAAAGCATGAAAGTCCACCAATTGTTGTGGACATAATTGATACTCATGCGAACTTTCAGAATCAATGGATTAAACGTAGGCGATTTTTTAAGGCACAAAATTACAAGATTATTCAAACAACTAGTAGCACATATACAACGGATGTTAGTAAATGGAAGACAACATTTACGCCTTGTTTAAATAAAACATCAGCTCCAATTGAACCAGAATCTGAAGATGATATTGAAATTTCTTCTGACTCCGAAGTAGATGAAACAGAAAGTAATAAGAAGACTGTAAGTAAGGGAACTGGTGTGTGTTTATTGAAATTTAAAAAGTAAATTTTATTTTTTTATTATTTCATTTTTATTTCATTTTTATTTCATTTTTATTTCATTTTAAAAAAAGTTATAAAATTTTTCCAAAAAGTCAAAAGGAAAATGAAAAATGGACATTTTTAAAAATGTCCAAAATTGAAAACCCAAAAAAAGTTTTGAAAATAGCTGTTTTTTCACATTTTGACCATAATGCTCTAAAATTTATTTTTTACTTTGAGAAAATTGTGATGCTAATTTTTTCAAAAATAATTGCGAAACTTTTAGGCGTTTTTTTTGTTGACATAATTTATGAATATTTCAACAAATAATACGCAAATTACGCCAACAAAATATGAATGTAATGTTTGCTCCATAATATGTCACAAGTTAAGTGATTGGAATAGACACGTTCTTACGAAAAAACATAAAATCAACATATCTGGCGGAAAATCACAGATTACATTTACTTGTGAATGTGGAAATATTTATAAGGAACGAACTGGATTATGGAGACATAAAAAAAAATGTAACATCAATAATACTAATAGCAGTAATACTAATAGCAGTAATACTAATAGCAGTAGTAATAGTAACCTAGCTGAAACACTTGAAATAAACGAATCATCAGAAATTACTGGTAATGAAATAATACAAATGATGAAGATGCAAATGATTGAAAATCAAGAAATACGTAGTCTGATTATTGAGCTACTTAAGAAAGACGCAATTAATAATAACATTAATAATAATATTAATAACATTAATAACAATATTAGTAACAACTGTAATAATAAATCATTTAATTTGAATTTCTTTTTGAATGAACAATGTAAAGATGCTTTGAATATTAATGAGTTTGTAGATTCTATTAAGATGAAATTATCTGATTTGGAAGAATTTGCGCATCTTGGCTACGCTGATGGTGTTTCTAATATATTTGTAAAAGGTATCAATGCTTTAGAGGTTCATAAAAGACCAATACACTGTAGCGACACAAAAAGAGAAGTGTTGTATATTAAGAATAATAATGAATGGATAAAAGAAACAGATGATAAGCAATTAATTAAAAGCGCAATAAAGAGGGTAGCATTCAAAAACATAAAACAAATTAATGAGTGGGTCAAAGAGAATCCAACATGTAAAGACCCAACAACCAAAAAGTATGACCAATATAACCAAATAGTTATGAATGCCATGTCTGGGGTCACTGAGGAAGAACAGAAAAACAATATTGAAAAAATTGTAAGAAATGTAACAAAAGCAGTGGCTATTGATAAATATGCTCTTAAATAAACAGCAATTTAAAATTTACGAATACATATTACATAAGATTTTTGGTTGTTATTTTATTTTATTTTATTTTCTATGTTTTTAAAACTTACAAATTTTTCCCAAAAAGTCAAAAGGAAAATGAAAAATGGACATTTTTAAAAATGTCCAATTTTCAAAACCCAAAAAAAGTTTTGAAAACCCCTGTTTTTTCACATTGTGACCAAAATGCTCTAAATTTTATTTTTGAGCTGAAAAAATTGTGATGCTATTTTTTTTAAATTTATACAGGAAAAATTTTATATCCAACTACTTTAGTAGAAATGGAAGTATTTTTTACCCCAAAAAACCCCAAATTTTATTGCCAAAAATGTCACTTCAAAACCAATAACAAAAAAGATTATACAAAACATTTAGCCACAGCAAAACATCAAAAAACCCAAGATGGAAGTATTTTGGAAGTATTGGAAGCCCCCAAAAACCCCATTTATAAGTGTGAATGTGATAAGCAATTTGTAACACATAGCGGATTATGGAAACATAAACAAAAATGCGGACACGATAATTCAAGCAAAAATACTGAGCCAAAAACTGAATGTAATAATATCGAGACAATTGTAGATGAACATAAAACATTTAAGGAATTTATGATAGAACAACATCAGGATTTTAAAGCATTAATAATAGAGCTCCTCAAGAAAGATACAATTAATAACATTAATAATATAAATAATAATATTAGTAACAACTGTAACAATAAATCATTTAATTTAAATTTCTTTTTGAATGAACAATGTAAAGATGCTTTGAATATTAATGAATTTGTTGACTCAATTAAGATGAAATTATCTGATTTGGAAGAATTTGCGCATCTTGGTTATGCTGATGGTGTTTCGAATATATTCGTAAAGGGTATCAATGCTTTAGAAGTTCATAAAAGACCAATACACTGTAGTGACACAAAAAGAGAAGTCTTATATATTAAGAATAATGATGAATGGATAAAAGAAACCGATGACAAACAATTAATCAAAAACGCAATAAAGAGAGTAGCATTCAAAAACATAAAACAAATTAATGACTGGGTCAACGAGAATCCAACATGTAAAGACCCAACAACCAAAAAGTATGACCAATATAACCAAATAGTGATGAATGCCATGTCTGGAGTCACTGAGGAAGAACAGAAAAACAATATTGAAAAAATCGTGAGAACTGTAGCAAAGGCAGTTGCTATTGACAAGTATTCTTTACGGTAATTGTAATATAACAGTATTAAATAAAAATTGAAAATTTATTTTGTTTAAATAGAAAAAAAATAAGTATTAGAGTATATTACACAATGACCGAACAAATAGTTACACTTACAATTGATAGCTTTACTCAAAGCCAATCTCATGGTTTATTTTGGGATAGCGAAATCCGCCAAAAGGTTTTTGGTTTACCGGAGTGTAAAAATGACACTCAAAAATATGATGTTAGTTGTTCAAAAAATAAATTTAATCCACAAGAAAATATTTCTATCAAAACATCAGGTAACTCAAATATAGATTGTGGAGATATTATGCGTTTCTATGATAGAGATGATGAAACTGATATTACTATAATATTAGTTCGTTATGAACAAATAAATAATAAAAAAAAGATAAAGGAAATAATAGAAATAAATTATTCGGATGAAATGAGAAATATTTTATTTGGTTCAGTTACGCCAGATATATTGAATGAATATGTTCAACTTATTAAAAATATTCCTAATGGCACAGTTACAGAGGCAATAAAAAAAAATTATAAAGAACAAAAAAATAAAATACAAGAAACCTATAATATGAAAATAAATATATCACCTAAAGTTGATTCAAAGAAACAAAGAAGAGTTCAATGTTCCATAACAAAAATAGACAAATTATTAGAAGAATATCCACAGTTTATTATATCGAGAACTACTGAACCAATCATAAGAGGAATTCATTTAACATCAATTATTGATTCTGATAAACGAGTAAGAAATAAAAAAGAATAAAATTATCGCGATTAAATAATACAAATATAATTAGCTTAAAACCTTGATAAATTCTTTAATTAATTCTGGTTTCGAAATTGATTTTGGTCCCACTGTATTATTAAAGTTATATGTAATACTTGATAACATTTGTATATTATCTACTATCGTTTTATTATTTGTAAATTTTATAAAATAATGTGATTGGACACTTTTGCTTTCAATATTGGTGTCTATTGTGCCAGCATTGACTCCAACGCGTCGAAATGATATATCAGGGCTTTCAGTTTTATCAACAAATACAAAACCAATAGGCTCTATTTTTTCTACAACATTTCTATTATAGCTTTTTTTCTGCCAAATTTGGAATACACATGGCACGTTATGTTCTATTCCATCTACTAAAAATGATTTGTCGGGTAAATCTTCTTCAAATGTCAGATGAAAATTCAATGGAAATTTACTCTTCATGCTATCTTTTTTAAAACTCTTAGGCAATATAAATGATATACTGTCACAAAACTCACATGATTTTTTTATAAATTTAATTGCCAAAGAAGACTGTCGTCCAAATGGTGGATTTCCAATTATATGTATATTTGTCTTAGTGCCTTTACTAGTTATATTATTGTAATTCAAGTTTAAATAATCTTGCTTAACAATCTCATTATTTTCTGGCTCCAAATCGTAAAATAAGTAATTATTTACCATTTCTTTAATACCTGAAATAAATGCGCCATTTCCTGCGCTTGGTTCTATAATTAAGTCATTTGACCCGATTGTAATATGTTTTTTTACAAGAGTTAAGCATGTATTTACAACGCTAGGTTTTGTATAGTATTTGTCAATTGTATTACGAGTTAACCCTTTTGTCTGTGTAGGTTTCATTATATTTGTTGCTATTTTATTAGATTGTAAAATGATTATTTTTGAATCAATTTTATTAGACAGTATTTCATTAGACTGTATTTCATTAGACTGTATTTCATTAGACTGTATTTCATTAGACATTTTATATAAAGATATAAAATATACGTATATAGATTTTATATCTTTTTAAAATTATAACTTAATAAGAGCCTTTACTAGGGAAACCCATTCCACTACCACTATTTCCAAAAGAATTCAAAGCATTATGGTCTAAATTATCAATACCATTCACATTAGGCAATAATTTAAAAGGAACTGGATTTGCTAAAGCACTTAATGAGGGTGATAAAGATCCACCAGTAGAATAACTGGGTGTATTTGGAACATTACTCATGTATTGTGAATAACCACCTCTCATTACTTTAGTATGATGTCTTCTACTATGATTCTTTCTACTTCGTTTAAGACCATATTTAGAACGCAATCTACTCTTGATTCGGCGAATACGTCTAGTCATCGATTTTCTACTGCCTTTCATCTTATACATAATAGAAATATTATTTATTCTTTTACGAGAAATTTTTCTACGTTTTTTGCCCCCAATAAGACCTTTTGCCGCCATTATATTACTCGATGGTTCAGGTAATGCTCTTGGGTTTGTAGATGCTGGATTTTGACTACTTGAAAATGGATATACATTAGAATTGGTTGGATTTATTAAAAGAGATGAAGATACCATTGGTCTTTATATTATTATATTATATTATATTAAAATTAGATTAAATTAGATTAGATTAAAATTTATTGTGAGATAGCTGTTCATATGACACAATTGCGTCTTTTGTATTTATAACAGAAATAGGCATCCACTTTTTAAACTTGTAATTAAATTGGCAATTCATTTTATAAGACCTGTCTAAATAAACATATTTGTCGGCACGGTCATCTTCAAAGTCATCTTCATCATCACTTTCCTCCAATGCGTCTAAATTATTATTTTCTTTAATATTTCTAAATAATTTGTTCATTTTAACACTAGTTTCATAATCTGGAATAAACGCATAATCATAGAAATCTATTCTGCCGTTATTTAAAACAAATAGATTGTAAATATCACTGCGAACATCGGGTGTAATATGAAAAATTGCGTTTGATAGCTGAGACTGTGATATTTTCTTCTTTGTCATAGGTTCCTTTGCTTTTGGCATAGACTGAATAGCCTTTGGTTCAAATTTAATAGCCTTTGGTTCAAATTTAATAGCCTTTGGTTCAAATTTATTAGCCTTTGGCATAGACTCAATAGCCTTTGGTTCATCTCTTGCTACATAATTTGGTTTATTTGCTCTAGTATAGTATTCGGCACACATAATTTTCTTTGTCTCATACCATCTGTATTTTAGATACATAGTTTTGTAAGGCAATTGTTCAATATCCTTTAATAACATAATTAAATCAGTTCCCATTAATGGCAGACCAAAAATCATATAATTATGTGTTAGAGCCTGTTGTGATATTTCAGTTTTCAAAATATTTTTTAATGTCTCTAAACGATTAATAAATGTTTTACCTGAATAATTTACTCCCTTGTAATAATATAGGTCTTCAATACAGAAACAACTTGTGCCATTTACACTAAATGTGGTTCCGTAAAATATAGTGCCAAATGACAACTTGTCATTAAAGCTGGTTAAACAAATACCAATTTTGGATATTGTGTTATTATTATATTTATTATTATATTTATTATTATTATCATTAATATTTATTTCCATTATAAAACAAACATTATCGCCTTTATATGAAGTGAACCACGCAAAACATGGAATCCCGTCAGGTATTGCTAAAATAACATTGTAATCAAAAACTTTCTTATGCGTCATTGTTTCATAAGAAAGTTCAAATTTGGGGAAATCTGATAATATAGATGTAGTTTCTTCTTCGGAAAATGACATATTTGTTTTCATTTTATATAAGTATATTTGTTAAGATATCTTTAAATGTATTATATTTATTATTTATTAAGATAAGTAATTATTAACCGGAAAACTGCTATTAGAATCATTATTATTTAATTGCTTCTTTAAAAAACTCTTAAGTTCATCCTTCATCATATCTTTAGTCACTTCATCTAAACCAGTAGAATTATATGTCTGGGGGGATGATGGTAGCAAATCAATTGCTGTATAAGAATTTGAGCTAGGATTAGAATTAGTATCAGACAAAGATATTGTAGACATGTTTGTATTAATTGTATCAAAAATGTTCTTATATTTTTGAGATGGCGAATTTACTAAATCCCTAATTTTTGGGACAGTTAATGTTGATTTAAAAAATCCAATTAAATGATGAACCAAAAAAATAAATATTAATGATATTAGTGAAATTTGTATAATCCAAGCAAGCATAATATACTAAAATATTAGTTTAAGTGGGATAAAAACACATTAAATTCTTCTTTTAAAAACCTGTCAGATAAATCTATTTTTTTATTATTATAATTAAAATAAAAATTAATTGGTATTGTGTTTGTATCCATTTGCTTATTTTGCGAAAAGAACACATTTTGAGGCACCGGTTCATTTAAACATTCTACAACCATCTTTAAATTAGACCTTTTATCGATTTGATATTCATATATAGTCATTTTTGTTAAAATGTAATTAACTGGTAGCTGAGATGTAACTGGTATCATTTTATAGTCAGTATTATCAATTAACAATTCAGTATTTATAAAATTCTTTATTAATTTTGTATCTGGATTAAAATTTGGTTCCATGCGGTAAATTGCGTCATTCTCAATAATATGTATACCATGTTCTTCAGATACTAATTCATATTTTGTCAAGGAATTTACAAGATATTTGTTCATATTTGTTAGTTTGTTCTTTAAAGAAGAGGGGAAAATGTCAGTTATATATATTTTCATTGTATTGTAATTAGATTATTTGTTGTAAACTATTTAAACCCATTTTTTATAACAATTGTATAAAATATAAAATGGCACACATTATTCCCTTAACAATCTTGTTAGTTGAAAAAACAGGCGAGCTTAAAACACTAAATGTTAAAGATTACAAAGAAGAAGAGTTATTTAAGAAATGTGGATTTAAAAAGGCTGATGGATTTTCAAAACATACTGAGTGGACTGTCAAACTGAACAACCAAAAATATTTTGTTATGATGTATGGTAAAGATGATGGTAAAGCAAATATGGAAAATAAATACGATTTTCCTCCACCAATTGACAGCAAATTATTTTTTGGCTGTTGTGTTTTAGTTTGTCAAATAAGAGACAACACTGGTAAGAAGGTATTTACAAATTTATCTGTAGACTTATGGTCAAAATTATACGACAAGCTATTTGGTGGGTTTGAAGATTTAACTACAAATAATGATAATGATAATGATAATGATATTGACAATAATGATGATGATGACTTAGATAATGTTCCAAACTCTAAAAAGACAAAAAATGGCGGTTATTTAAAAGATGGGTTTGTTGTAGATGATGATTCAAACGATAATTCTGAGTCAAATGATGAATATAATAGTTCAGATGATTCAGATGATTCAGATGATGACAATAATATTAAAAATAAAAAAAATAATGTAAAAAATAATATAAATGATGTTGATGATTTATTATTAGAAGATGTAGGCTCAGAGTTGTCTGAGGATAGTTATGATTATAACTAGACACTAATAATACTAATAATACTAATAATACTAATAATACTAATAATACTAATAATACTAAT